CGGCATAGGTTTGGAACTGGTCACGGGTTGGGGTTGTTGATGGCATGGGTAACGGTCTGCTGGTTGGCTTCGGCGAACTGGTCCGCCTCTTGGTAAATGTATTGGAGAGCCGATTTTACGCAGTCCGCACACCACCAATTTGTGTTCGGTCTGCCGTGGGCGACGAGGATGGTCTGCAAGTCATGGACCGCTTCGGGGGAGAGCCGCATGAACAGGGCGGCTTGGTACTGCTCCCAGTAATGGCGGTGTTTTTGAGCAGTGAGGTATTCCGCTTGGGTCATAATAGGGTCAGTTGCTTGGGTTGCTCCTGCACTTGTTTAGAGCGTGCTTCAATGCGTTTCTCGGATATGGCGATGTACTCGGCCTCCCGTTCAATCCCGATGTATTGGAAGCCCTCCAAGACCGCAGCGCATCCCGTGGAACCCGACCCGTTAAATGGGTCCAAGACGATTCCGTTGGGTGGGGTTACGAGGCGGCAGAGGTAGCGCATGAGGTCGGTGGGCTTGACGGTGGGGTGGTGGTTTTCGCCCCTATCCGCTTTACTTGCCTTGGCGCAGTAGAAGAAGCGGGCCGAATCTTTGAGCAGGTCGGTGGCTTCCTCGCTTCCATCGTGGATGAAGTTGGCGGGCCAGCGGCCACCTTCCACCCTTCCCCCGTCCACATTTATCGCCCCCGTCCCGTGTTGCAGGACATTCTCGGCCACCGTTCCAACCAGCGGTTTGCGGGCCACGGTTATCGGCTCCAACGCAGGCTTGAGGGCAGTCCCCCAGCCTTGCCATTGCTTTGCGGCATCGGTGGAAGGGGCGGTGATGTTGATTTGTCTTTGTATAGAAATATTCGAGCCACGAACTGATGCAATGCCGTTCTGATAGCCTCCAGCGGTTCCTTCTTCTCCGTTAACTATTTTTTGCCCCACCACCTCCCGCTCGGCAAAATTCTTGCTCTCAACGCTGCGAATGTCTGCCTCTTGCTCAACCCATGTAGGAACTTCGCCAAGCAAATGACGACACGCCTCCAAGTGTTCACGGGTCATGATAGCGGGCTGACTTGCTGCAGTTGTATAGTGTCCACCCATGTTAGTTCCAGTCGCTTCGTCAATTTGTTTGGAGGTTATCCTCGTAGAGCGAACCCACTCCGTGAACCTATATCGCCTCGCTTGTTGTTCTTCTGCTGCGTCCATCTTATCAATCGCCTTGCTCACATCCAGCGACTTCGGGAACCCCGACCCGTACACCCACGCAATCATATCCCGAATCTCAAAGCCCGCATCCTCAATCCTCACCGCCATGCGGTGCTGCGTCCTCGTCCCCGCAAAGGCCAGCAGATGACCCCCAGGCTTCAAGACCCGAAGGCACTCCACCCATACATCAACGCTTGGCACATCGTAGTCCCACTTCTTGCCCATGAAGGACAAGCCATATGGCGGGTCGGTAACGATTGAATCCACGCTGCAATCGGGCATGGACCGCAACACTTCAAGGCAATCGCCGTGGTGCAGTTGGTGAGTCATCGGTTCGTGGCTTGGAGGATGACAACGGTCAACCCCGCAGAGGCGAGGCCGTAAACGGGAGCGAGGACCCAACCGCAGGTGGACCATGTGAGAGCCACCGCAACCCAGAATGTGAGGCAGGTGACGCAACTGAACGGCTTGTGCCTTGCGAACCAGGTCTTGTACCAAACCTGCGGGAGGACATGGTACTCCGCAATGGCGAGGGCCGTGAGCGAACTAATCAGCAGGGGAAATATCAGCGTGTCCATGGGATTGAATGGCGGCCTTGATTTTGGCCTTGGCTTGGTCAATGGAATAGATTATACTGCGATACGGGATGCCCGTATCACGGGATAGTTTCTTCATGTTACCCGTCCGAAGGTGGAGGCGCAGTAACTCCTTGTCATAGGGGAACGCCCCGTCCTTGGCCCAAGTGTCCATCTCTGCCTCGGCAATGGCCCACAGGTCATCCATCAGGGAATCATATTCCGATTGAGGAATAGGGGAATCGGGGTCCAGTTCTTCCAGCAAGTCGTGGTGGCGGTACTTTTGGGCAAACTGGTTGTTCTTGCCTCGGTAGAGGTTCAGCAACAGGCGAACCACATAGAACTTGAAATACCCCTGCCCGTGGATTTGCAGAATCTTGGCGGGGTCTTTCTCCAGCAGGATTAACACGCACTCCTGCTCCAAGTCCCTCCAAAGCGGGTCGCCTCCTGTAATCGTTAGGCAGGCTTTGCGGATTTCGCCGCTTCGGTAGAGGTCCAGTATCGTGTGTTCTGCGGATGCCATGCACAAAGATTGCAAAAAAAAGGGGTCAGCGGTTAGGCCGACCCCTTGGGTGTTTGGGCGGTTTTGGGCTATTCTCCGCTCGGAAGTTGCAGGGTATCAGTGATATAAGCCCCCTCAGCCGTCTGCAAGTAGTCCTGTGCGTTGTTGAAAACTTGCCTCCGAAGGTATCGCAGTTGCGGCTTGGCCTTGCAGTCGTTGTGGAAGGATTCAAGGTTTATAATTATCGTGGAGTAGTGGCGGTTCAACTCCTTCCCGATAGCCATGAAGGTGAATAGGTATTCGTTGTATGCAATGTCGGCCACGATATTCCGAGCGATTACGCAGGGCCGTTCCCTTGACGGGGACCGCACCTGGTCGGGGGTTATGCCGAATATCATTGCGGTGGTGTCAACGAGATGATGGATGAGGGCTGGGGTCATGGCTTATACAATTTCGGGGATGGGCATCCAGTAGTTGACTTCATGGGTGAACCAGGCGTGGTTCTCGGAGTACCACATATTGTTGCTTACAGAATACCAAGCAACGATTTGCAGCCCTTCTACATCGCTTATCAGCACGGGTTTATTATCCTCGGGCATTTGGTCTTGGGGTCGTGTCCAGGGCATTGTCATGCGTTTTTGGCTTGGAGGATTCTACCGAGCAGGGTCCAGTTCACGGACCAAGGCTTGATGGTTTCGGAACGGTCGGGGCGGTCGCAGTTCACGCACTCCTTGCGGATGTGAATCTGCCAGCGGCGGAAATCGGTGGGGGTTGGTTTCATGGGTTTTGGTTTAGGTTCAGCAAACATATACACAAGTTAGCAACATTCATCCAACACCCTTTGGAAATCTTCCACGCTTCGGATGACTACATACCTGTAGCCAACTGCCTCCACGACCCCCTGCCACCATTTCTGCGATAGGGACTGCTTGCCCTTGGGGTCTTTGAACTCCAAGAACACGGCACCAGCGGCGGACAGGTATATCATGTCGCTCACCCCCGCAACCACGCCCATGGCCTTCATCACGCTTCCAGCATACGCAGACGGGGCGTTGTTGTTGACGGTGAATAATCGGCCCCGCTGGTCGGGGAAGTTATTCCAGTGCCATTGGAAGCACTCGGCTTGAATCTTGAACTCTTGCATGGAATTATTTGAGGATTGGGAAACGGTCTTTGTTGTGGAAGGCCCAGCCTGGCTTCCAACCCATGTAGCGGATAAACTCCAAGGCTTCGGCTTTGCTCTTGCATTGGTTGTGCAACACCCAGAACGGCGAAATTACTTTGGCCTTCGCCAGTTGTGCCTTTTGGTACATGTTGCTGGTCGTGGCCAACTGCATGCCCTGCGCTTTGGTCATCAGGTGCAGGTCCACCATCTCGCCATGCTCTTGCGGCTTGCGCTGGTACTCGTAGCCGCAATGCTTGCACTTCATCGCTCCCACGGGGATAATAGCCTCGCAGCCCTTGCAGTTCTTCGCCCCGCCAACGCCATTGGATTTCTTCTTGCGTTTCTTCTTCAATGACCAATCACGGTTTGCTTCCCAAAACCCGTGGTGGTTCACATTGTTGCCGAAGTCAAGGATCGTGAACTCCCGCTTGGTTGGGGTTACCCTGGAACCACGGCCCACCATCTGCATGAACAAAGGCAGGCTTGCGGTCGCACGGTAAAGGATTACCACCTCAATGGTTGGCTCGTCAAAGCCCGTGGTCATTAAGTCACAGTTGCAAAGGATAGCATCGGGGGTATGCTTGAACCACGCCAGCACATCGGACCGCTCCTGCTTGCCCATAATCCCATCGACATGCCTGGCGTTATGGCCTGCGTTCTGCAAAGCGGCACATACTTCCATACTGGATGCAATATTGCTCGCAAACAGGATCGCCTTCTTGCCCCTGCAATGCCTACCGTAGTTTTTGACAACGCCGTCAAACACCCTCCGCTTGGAATAGACCGTTGCCATCTGCTGGGTATCGTAGTCATCGCCCCGCATCCCGATTCCCGACAAGTCCAAGTTTGTCCCGTAGGTGACAGGACTGGCAAGGAACCCTTGGCGTATCAGTTCCCCGACCTGCACAGGGTTGTGGAGTGCTTGGTAGAACTTCGAGAGGCATTCTTGGTTCCCACGACGCAGCGGCGTTGCGGTGGCCCCGATGACAACGGCCTTGGCGGGGATGCTTGCAAGTAGCGGGTTGAAGGTTTGCTTGTGGGCTTCGTCAATAATCACTAGGTCCATTCCCGCCATGAGATCGGCATAGTCGGCCTTGTTCTTGCGTCGGGCGTAAGTTTGAGCCATAGCAATGAAACAGTTGCCCGAAACATCCAGTCGTGGCTTGCCCGCTTCAATGAGGGTCGGCACGATCCCGAACTGATCCAGCGCACCGTTGGATTGTTTCAACAGTTCAACCCGATCGGTGAAGATGATGCACCGTTTTCCCCGCTGGAGGGCCGATGCCACCATGAAGGTGAACATGACGGTCTTGCC